GAGATAGCATTTATTGCATCATCAACATATTTTTTATTAACTAAGTCTTTATTTCCGGTAGGGGTATTTCTTTTAATGCTTTTTTGATGGTCTCCAGAATTATTTGGGAGTATAAAGTCTTTAGAAACAATAGGTTTTAGTTGTTTTACGCTGTTTAATGCTCTTGTTGTTTTATTGAATCCCACATCTATTCCTCTGTAACACGATAGATTTAACTCCGAGAAGTCCCTGAGGTATTAAGTTGGTAGTTCTTCCAGTTTGTTTTTGAGTCCTTGCTGTGAGACCTTTGTCTATCGGCCAGGACGTTTTTAGTTCTTTTTCCCCTTTAGTGTTAGCCATAACACTATATTATACATTGAACTATTTAAACTTTTCTTTAAAAGTTTAATTAGTTACTAGAATTTGCGGAATTTTTCTATCCGCTGTTCCTTTCACAGAGAAAGGATCATAAGGATTGTAAAATTACGCCTCACGAGCTATCTTGGTCAAATAGAATAAAGAACCATTAGCACCCGGTGTTATTATGTAGCTTGTAGTATCTGCGCCGGCTGTAGCTGCGCCTGTACTTAATGCGTCTAATGCAGTATTAAGTAGAGCCATAGAAGTATATTCTGTTGTTGTAGCTGTTATATCTCCGGTTGCCATTAACTATAACCTACTATTCCCGCTTGTTGTAATGCGTCAATACACGCATTAGGCGCTGCTTTTTGGTCTGATGCAGAAGTATCTGTACTATCTGCAATTAGCGCATGTGTTGGCTCATCCCTTTGATTTCTTGCCACTTTTAACCTCTTTAGGAGCTTCTATTTTGCCCCCTTTTCTTTCGATTCTAGCTTTCCAGAACGCAATATCTTCTGCGTTCTCGGATGCTTCTGCTTTTTCTAGTAATCTTTTGCAATTTTCAAGTGTCATTTTAAGTCACCGTATCAGTTATAAGATAAACTGCTTTTGGATCTGTTAGTAATGGGATTCCTTCTTCCCATACTCTTATTTTTTTACCGATTCCCGGTTCATCCATAACAACTGATGTTATAGGAGCAAACTGTTTCCATGTACAAGCTCTTTGTGGTATGAAGATTAAAGCTTCATCAGTTGTAGCTATTTCAGATACAACTACTTGTAAGCCTAGTAGGTTCATAACTACGCCGGATTTAACTTTTTCACTTGCGAAGCTAGGTATACTTGAGCCTTTTACATTTATTAAGAATGTCATTAAGTTTCTGTGTTCTATTGAATTAATTAATAGTACTGCTCCTTCAGGGTTATAACCTTGCGCTCTAATAGCTTGTTTAGCTGTTAGAATGTCTTTGATTGGGTCTCCTGTAGCTGCATCATCCCATCCGTCAGCTGTTGCCGCACCTGTTCCAATGTTTGCACCTTCTGTGATTGCGTCATAGATTGTGACGTCTACTTGGTAGCCAACTGCTCTAACTAAGTCCCTTACGTTTCCAGCTAAGATGTCAATATCTGCGTCTTTAATATCTTCCATAGAGATTAAAGGAGATTCAACAAAATACTTTTTAACGTAGGATGTGTTCCTAGTCCAGCTTTGTTCAACAACAACTGGTCTGGATTTTGTACTTTGTAATTTGATTTGTGATGTAGTGATTCCTGTTGTATCTGTACTATCTAAGAAACCAGCTGTTTTTTGATACCATCTAACCTCTCTAGCTTTGGTTTTAGATTGAGTGCAAAACCTTTTCATTAGTAACGCTTCATCTGCAAAACCTTTAGCTAACTTGTCGATGTCAATTCCTCTGATGTCTGCTTGTCCGCTTGAATCTGCCATTATGCTATTTTCCTCCCGAATGGTTTTAGCTCAATTAGAGCGGTTTGTAAGTCTGTTGCTGTTTCAAGTGCTGTGCCTAAGATGTTTTCGCTTGAGTCATCTGCTACAACGATTTCATTAGGATCTCCAGTATTACAATCAGAAATAAGAGCGTCTCCTACTGTGCATCCTGCTGCGCCAATAGTTGCTTTAAAAATCCCACCTCTATAAACTGCGAGTTTAGTATTACCATCATTTGCGATTTTTTCTTCTGCTGCAACACCTGCTATTATAGCGTTGTCTGTTGTACATCCTGCTGCTGTCATTGGGTCGGACATGGTTAACAATGTTCCTTTTTCAATACCTGCGCCATCTGCAACAGTAAAGGGAATAGGTAACTCTGTCTCTAGTATTAAAGTTAATTCGAGTGCCATATCCTAGTTATAAGTAATCAACTATTTAAATGTTGTTATTTTTTCTTCTGCCATTTTAAGCATAGCCTTTTGAATGATAAGGTTATTCTCAGAATCTTCTATCAATACTTTAGCTTCTTTTTTGACATTTTCCCAGATTACTTGCTCTTTAGGCACTACTTTAAGACCTAAATCTTTAGGTTTTGAGGTCATTTGCCATCACCTTTTTAGCGTATTCTGCAGGGGTTTCTTCTTGTTGTCCTTGTCCTGCGTCTGCTGTCCCGCCTAGAGTCTTTTCCACTTGTAGTGCTTCATTCTTAGAATTAGCTTTCTCTAGTCTTTCAGCTGCTTTTTCCATCCTATCCGCTGCATTGTTTGCATTATCTATTAACTCTGTAGACTTTGGCGGATCCGTAGGTTCTGCTACTGGTGGATTCGCTGGTGATGGTGGGGGTGATACTTCTTCTTCTTGTTCGTTTTCATTTTCTGTCATTTTTAATCAACTCCATTATTTTATTTGGTTGGGGCATAGCTAATCCAGCCAAACCCGCTATTGTGATTGTTATATATCTAAGTATTTGCCCATTAAATCCTAAGGATAAGGCTATACTTTCTATGATCACTAAGCCTACTATAGCTGTGATTATAACTTCTTTATCTTTCATAGTAACCCGAAATTAAGATTTGATTTTCCAGAGTCCCAGAGTTGACTTGATGGTCTGTTTACCTCACTTATTAATTGTTGTGTTCTTCTGTAATCTTCCCAAAATTGAGCTATAGATTCCCTGTCTGCTTTTTCTTTTTCTCTTTCTAAATCTCTTTGTCTAGCCCAGAATGCGGCGTCAGCGTTTCTCTGTTGTTCTTGTGCTAGTCTTTCATATTCGTTATACATTTGTTGCATTTCTAAGCTTGCCTGTGTTGTATCTAAATACATTTGGTTTTCTTCTTCTTTATTTTGAAGTCTTAGTTCTGAGCTAGTTTGCCCGTTAGCTTGCCCGTTAGCTTTATCTGAGATTATTTTGTCCCATATTTTAGAAGTGTATAAAGCCGCTTCTACATTATTTCTTGAAGCTGCAAATGAATTTGCCCAAGGGATTAAACTTACTAATTTAGCCCATCCTTCTGGATTTGTGATTTCTTGTTGTAATTGATTTAATCCTTCTACTAGGTCGAGTCTGCCTTCTGCTACTGCTTTACTTTTAGCGTATCCTATTTTATCCATCGCTTCTGCAATTTGGAATTTAGCGAATATATAAGAATCTGCTACTTCTTTTGCTATGTAAATAGCGGCTGCTGTTGTAAATCCAGCTTTAGCTAGTGAAGCACCAGCAAGTTTTGTGGTTACTGCATTAGTTGCGCCTGTTGCAGCTATTACGCTTGTGGCTCTAGTGGCTCCGAAATCTATTGCAGCCTTTCCAGCTGGAGAGCCTAATCTCGCTGCTGTTGTTATTTTTGCACTTGTTGCCCCAGCAGTTGCGAAAGCTCCTACTCCCGCATGAACTACACCAATAGTCAAAGCTCCAGCAATAGCTGTAGTAATTGGATTATTAGCTGCTAATTCTAGCCCATATTTGACTATATCATTTTGAATATTAGGGGCTTCGATTCTTCCTTCTGTTAAAGGTAGAGATATTTTAAATACATCTAGAGCATTTGCCCAAGTTTTAAAGTCTCCATTATCTCCGGCAGCTTTTTCTCTTTTTTCTATTTGTTTTAATCTGTCTCTTTTTTGTTCAGATGTTAAATTTCTGTCTCTTTCTGCTGCGAGATTTTTTCCATGAGTTTCTCTTAGTTCTAGTTCTCTTTCTCTGCTTAGATTGCCAGACGTTCCTACTGGTTTTGATACATCGATAACATTAACATCATTTCCTCCGGAGATTTTAGAACGTGAGATTTTAGAACTTGAACTTCTATTTGATGAATCTCTGCTTGAACTTCTTCTAGACCTTTGAGCTTCGCTTTCCCCTCTTTGTGAGGCTTCAAATTGTTTTTTTGCTTTTTCAGACGCAAATCTAGTATTAGGTGATGAGCTACCGCTTTGTGTTTTTCTTGAACTAGAGCTTCTACTTCTTGAACTTCTACTTCTTGAACTTCTACTACTAGATCTTGATTTCTTTTTCTTTCTTGAAGATGTTACTCCTGTGCTTCTGAATGACGCCATTATGTTTGCCCCTCTAGTTCTTCTGTAGTATCGTTAGGTTGAGTTGTACCTTCTATCGGTTCTTCTTCGATTTGGTCTGTTTCTGTTGGTGTATCACTAATAGCGTCTGTTTGTAAAGACGCTGGGAAAGTTAGTTTAATAGGTATGTTTAATTGTCCTAAGATTTGTTCTTCAATATAAAGCTGTTCACCTTTGACGCTTTGTTCATAAGCTAAGTATACTATCTTTCCACTAGCGTCTGTAAACTCTTTAGCATTTCCTACGATAATTTGAGGTACATTAACCACTTGGAAAAAATAATCGTTAAGTTGTTGAATCCATGTTAAAGGGTTTAGTGTTGCATTTGGTGCGATAGATAAAGGTTCAACTTCTACAGCTCCTTTAGGGATATAGATGTTTTCTCCTTCTGAGTTTGCAGCATCTTCTTTTGCTTTAAACTCAGCTATTTTTGATGTATCATCTGTATCTAATTGGTAAATCATTCTAGGAATCACATGTCTGTGCATTAGTTTCTTCATGTCAGCCATTGCTTCATTACGTGCTAGAATAATCCACTCAACTGAGGGGATTATAGATATACCATGTATTTCGTCAGCTACTCTTTTTCGGCTAAGGTGTAGCATTTCGTGAGGTTCAAAAGATTTAATTAGTTTGTTTTGTTTTGTTACTTGTTCATATTTAACGATTCTACCTTTACCGCTTTGAATAATAACTATTGAGGAAGGATCAAGAGATTTTAAATTTATGATTATACCGTTTTTGTCTCTTATAATTTCTGCGAATGAATCGCCCCCAATCGTGTAAGTTCTTATTTGATTTGCTAAGATTGAATTAAAAGAGTCTTTACCATTTCCTTTTATTGTGAGAAGTTGTAGTTCTACTTCTGGCTCAGCTTCATAACCAGCGCCTATAGTCCAGTTAGCTTTTGCGTCTATTGCTATCTGTAGTTCTGGGATTAGTTTATAGTAACCTAAGTTTTCTGCCCAGTTCTCCATCTGCCATCTAAATTCACTTCCGGCTGTTGCGTCTGTAGTTTCTGAGTTTACACTAAAACTAGTTTCTGCATTGTTTAAGTCGGAAGCACTTGCGCTTCCTATGTCTGTGTCTGGCATTTTATCTTATCCTCATCATTATAAATCTTGAGTCTTCTTTTATTTCTGCATCATTTGTTCTTGGAAATAAAGAGCCGAATATAAAATCTCCCGATGCAAATTCTTCAACTATTGTTACGTTCATGTGATGCTGGTCTGCTATTTGTGAAGGTGTTTGCTCATATATTGTTGTTGCGTTTTTAGTTATTTTGAATTGAATCCCTGTAGGGTCATCATCCATAACTAAGTCAAATATAATCATGTAAACCCCGGCGTTTTGTATTGTTATTCTTTCAGGATCAACGCTATTGCTGTGCATATCTTGCGCGTCTGATTTTTCAGCGTTAAATTCAATAGCACTATAAGAGCCTTGTGTTATAGTTTGAGTTCCGCTTCTTGTTATACTACAAAAATCTTTAATGTAAAATGCTACATCTTGATTTTCTGTTTCTCTAACATCAGATTGATTGAAAATTCCGCCTGTGCCAAAATCTAAAACCATTGTTTTATTGAGAACACTTTATCTAAAGGTTCAGGTTCTCCCTCGTTTTTTTGTCCAAAAGGTTGTACTAAGCCTAAAGTTAGCATAGCTTCACCCATATCTAAGCCGTTATGGAGTACTTTTCCTAGCAATCTGCCATATTTTCCGACTCTATTTTTTCGATTCATTATTACCATGATTTCTTTTTGTTCTATTTGACTTTTTAGCCATTCTCTCGCTGTCTCTCCGCCTTCGTTTAATTCTTTAGCGTCAATATCTAATACTCTTAATGGAAAATCAAAATCTCTGAATGTAGTCCTTAGCGTGATGGTGTCGCCATCATGCACTTTAACTACTGTTGCATTAAAATCCTCGACTATTTGTTTATGTGGGCTTGTGAATCCAAACTCCTCTATTTGTTTATTTGTTAGTTCCGGGAATTGGTTATAATTATGAGGCATTGATAAAGTCCTGAACTTTCTTATCTCTAAGGATAGATATACCCCTTAGTGCGGCGTCTCTTAAAATATTTACCATGTCTTCTGCTTCGATTCTAGTGGTGAAGCCTGACATATCAAATTGAATAACATAAATTGCAGCTAAGTCACTTGCTATTTGTTTTAAGATATTCTTAGTATCTACGTTTAAGGTTGAATAATTATCGCTAAAATTGAATCGTACTGCTGAATTGATGAAACTTTCTACTTGTGTCATGTAATTATTTATGTAAGCTTCTGAATTAGATGTACCACTAGCATTAGCTCCCGCCTTATAGCCTACTTCCGCTGTGGTTGCGAATATTCCTGTGTCTGCCATATTATCTGTTATATATGTTGAATTATTTAAATGTTTGCCTTAAAAACAATAAATATCTAAACCTCTTTCTTTTATGCACCAACACGCTCTTACTAGAGCTTCTGTAAGGTGGCTGTAGTCTCCGAATATCTTTATCATTCCACTTTCTGTTTTGTATTCAAAAGTAATGGATTTCATGGATTTTAAAAGGCTCAAATCCGCTAGGATCTTGAGCCTTCCGGTTTCCATCAACATTAGAGTATTGGAGTAGAGGTCTTCTTTGAGGATTCCTCTTTTCTTTTCCTCTCCCTGTACTGTAACCCGTTTAGAAGCGTTGTTAATTCCCATAACCTTTCGCCCAAATTTCTCAATGAGTACGTCAGTAATGGCTCCTCCGACTCCCCCATCATCGATAAAGATTTTGTTGAAGTTCCAGAGGTTTTCGAGTTCTGTGATTCTTCCAATAGTATCTGTTGTACTAACTCTATCTGTTGCTTTGCATTTAACAATTTTAAGTTTAGTTCCGAGCAATTCACATATAATGAATCCATTTTCATCGCCTCCATATCTGGCTATGTCTACCCCTAAGTAATATCTTGCGCTTGGGTTGTAGTCTTCTTTTTTGTTCCATTCAATAAATGTCATACATTTTTTAATTAAGTCAGTTTGGAAGAATTGGTTCCATTCATCTGTAAACTCACCTAGATATTCTTGTCTGTACTGGGCTTTAGTCATTCTTTGCTTTTCTTTTCTTAGGAAATCTTTGGGTATTCTAGGGCAGTTTTCACTAGATACGTGAAAACTTCTGAAATCGTTATCTGTAAATGAGTTGTAGAAGTACCCGCCTTTGCCAAAAGGCGTACTTAGTAGTATAATATGTCCCATGCCACGTAGTTTTTTTGATACTGCAAGCATTGGTGTTACTGCTAACCATACAGTTTCCGGGATGAACGCGGCTTCATCTGCTATTAGTAGGTCTATTGTGAACCCCCTTATGAAATGCCCTGTTCTCCCAGTAGGTAAACAGTATATTTTACTGCCATTCTTTAAGAGAATCTTTGTAAGTGTAGGCTTTTCTAAGAAATCTAAGTCATCGTCTTGCGCTACATTAGCGTGTACTTTTTCAAATAAGAGAGAGGACTGTCTTTGACTTGCTGCTATGATCATAATGACAGCCCCCGGGTTCTCTTTGGCGAATTTCTTGGCTTTCTCACTCACTACTTCTGACTTGCCTACTTGTCTGCCTGTCCTAAGTGTTAAATTGCCTTTATGGTCTAGTACTTGCTGTTGCCATTTGTCCCATTTGATTGTGTAACTCATGGTCTCGCTTGGATAGTTTCTGCTATATCTGCTAGTCGCATAGCTACTAGATGAATCGCTGCTACTAGTTTCTCATTGTCTGTTAATTTGGTGTCTTTTTCTGCCATTCTTTCCTCCATAATTGTTTTTGGAAAATATCTGAGTCTTTGACTAGTTCCAAGCACTCTGCAAAGTAGTCTACATCCTCACTATACTTGGGTGCTGTCTCAATTAGTGGGCAAAATGCGGGTAAGGTACGACCCCCATTTTGTGGTAATGTGGTTAAACTTCCGATGAGGAAGCCTATGATAAACACTGCTATGATTACAAGAACCATAATATATGTTATAATTTTTTTGTGTTTCATTTTTTTTTCATAAAAATCTTTCAAGGGGTGGAGTTATTACATACACTCACCCATCCACATTCGTTCTAATCAATACATACACATCACATCATCGTAGCGTCGTCGTGGTTGGTACTCCGCGCGTAGCGCGGCTATACATCCCGAGCGGAGCGAGGGGTGTGGGGGGTGGTTGGTGGGTGGGGTGGGGGATATGGGTTGGTGGGTGGTGGGATATACATTGCCCCCCTTGAGGGGGGTTGGGGGGTGACTATACATTATGAAGCGTCACGAGTTGGCTTACCCGCTTGCACAGAGCAAGTGGTCGTAGACAACGAAGTGAAAGGCGTCTCGAGTATACATCGAGGCGTCTTGGTTGGCTCAGGGCGTATGCCCTGACCTACCCGCATCTTACTATATCCCCGAAGGGGTGGAGTTACCTTCATTTTTAGTAGTCACCCGTTAAGTCAACGCCAGTAATTATGTATTTCTTCTTAACTGTCTTTATCCACCCTAAAGCGATCAATGCTTTACGATTGTTGTAGTAGGTCTGAGGGCTAGTACCGCACTCAATCATTATAGCTCTTTTAAGCTCTGTTGGATAGATAGTTGTTCTATCTTGACACTTAGCTCTCAAGCGCCACATAACACGCTCTAAATTGTTTATTGTCATCTTTCAACCTTTAGAGGAGCAAAAAAAACAAGCCTAGTCACATTATCCACTTTTTCAGCTTCATTGTTCCTTTTGAGTCTGCCATTAGTCTCTCTTTGCTCTTTTTATCTTCATAGCTATGGATCCCAGTAGCCCAGTAGTTATCCTTTATTGATTGCATAAGCTTTATTTTGTTCTTTATGCCCTGTCTATTACTATGTATCATTTAAGATACCATGGATAATAGTATTCAGTTGTTCCCATTTTCAACAGGTTTAAGGCTACCTTCAACCACGTTCCAGAACTTGCCCTCTTTAACTGTTTGAAACTGACATGTTCTATTGAGTAAGTATTCATCTAGCTTGATCACTTTATCTGTGATGCTAACATCACACCCAAAGCGAGTTAGTAGTTTACCTAGCTTTGATTCTGCTGTTAGACAATCAGGATAACTGCTTTTGATCCTTTTGCCTTTTTCAAACTCTATAAACACATCTATGTATTTATATGGGTTAATTCGTTCTTCTAGTTTAAGGATTACTCCTTTATGTACTCCATCTTCTATGCTTAATGAAGCTTCTATTTTTCTTTCCATTGGTTTCACACTCCTTATTTTAAAGCTCAATGGTAAGCATGTTTTTAGCCATGCTTAACATCTTTGAGCCATCTTTTGAGAGATTATAAAAAGTTTTGTTCGGATTTGCTGTTGATTTGTCTCTGTTCAACCAGCCTTTTTCTGTCATCCCGTTTAGTATCTGGATAGTATATCCATACGCGATGTCTAATTTCAGACTTATCTTGCCAACGAAATGAGCCTGTAGGTCTGTTTGGTTGAGATAAAGTAGAATCCTTGCTTCACTTTTTTTCATCTCTTGTTTGTTTGCCATAATTAGTATTATTATCATATACTATATAAACCTTTCGTTTAGTTAGTGTAACTAATACACTGGTTTTACCGAAAGGCTTATATACTAGTGTCGTCATTATTCATACGGACTAGAGGACAGGCTAATAATTCTTTAAGAATAAAATTAAGGACATGGTGAAAAAGATTTCTTAGGGTATAGTATAGTAGTAATAATGATTGGGGCTTTAAGGAGAAGAAAAAGTGAGCTAAACCTGTGATTCATTACTTAAAACACTGCCCCAATAAGTATTAGTCATGTATTTTTTTAATTAGGTTGTCTAACCTTATTTTATTATTTTACACACCTATCATAACAACATTGTCGGGAAGTGTTGCATGGCTGGCTGTTTTCCATAATTCATTAGCTGCTGCTCCAGCTGCACCCTGTGTTGCTCCAGACTTCATATTAGAAATTACTAACCCACCACCAGTTATTCTAACATCTCCTCCAGTGGAATCAATAGCATAGGAATTTGTTTCATCTCCTATCTTGATGTTATATTGTGCACTATTAAACTCTGCTGTTTTGTTGCTTGTTGTGTTATCAATATAGAATGCCCTTGAATTTGTTTCATCACCTAATGTGATTGTTCCATTCCCTATTGTAACTAAGACTTTGTTACTTGATAATGTTATTAAATCACTATCTCCTGATGTTCCAATTGAACTGATCACTGTAAGGGCTCCGCCTGTCATGATACCAGTTCCATCTGTTAATATAACTGCTTCTAAGGTTCCATCTGTTATAATAGTTGCTCCAGTAAAGCTAAGGGTTCCACCTAGTGTTGCTGTAGCAGTTCCATCTGTTGTGATGTCTGCATTTATTGCAATATCTCCAGTGAATGTAGAATCTCCTGTTACTGCTAAATCTCCACCTACTGTTAAATTATTATCATCTGTTGTTACTGTTGCTACTGTGCCTGTTGTTGTTATTGATTCTGTACCATTTCCAGAGTTATATAATGCTACAGCATGAGCTTCTGTTAATTGGGTACTGTAAATACGTACATTTGATATGTCACCATTAAACCAATTGGCACTTCCGTTGTTTCTTCCACCAAAAGCCATACCCTGACTAGATGAACTAATTGTAATAATTTGTCCTGTTACAGTCATTTCTACACCATCTAAATATGATGTGACTGTACTTGAGCCATCAAAAACAAAAAGAACATGATGCCATCCAGTTGTGGCTGTTGCTGCTTTTCCAGTATATGAACCATCCCATACATTAGTACCTATATATCCATTTGTATTTACACCAATACTCCATCTATTTGAACCTGCTGACCTACTCACTAAAACTAAGTCAGTAGTTGAAGGGGAAGCGTCAATTACATTAAACCATACGGATACTGAGCCACCACCACTAATATCAAAATCACTTAGGCTTTGAACTCTATCATCTGTTCCATTAAAATCAAAGGCTGCCGATAATCCTGAAGGTACTCCCGCTGTGATATGTTTATCTTCTGTGTTATCTCCACCATTTAATACTCCGTTATCTACTCCTTTTGTATCTGTGACGGTTGTGTTTGCTGCATTATCATCTAATTTCCAGAAACTAATTAATCCAGTACCTAAGTCCACCGTCACTGATGTAGCCTTAACCGTAAGAGCCAATCCACTGTCCAACACCCTTCCTGCTGATATTATAGTTGTATCAATAGAAGCTGTATCATCAACAACCAAATCATCAGTAGAGTAGAGATGTTCCGCTTGTAATGTCCCTGTTGTTGTGAGGTTATGACTTCCTAGGTCTATATTCCCAGTAGCTCCGGTGTATGGCACAAGCAGAGCATCTGCATCATCAACATATTTTTTAGTTACTGCATCAGCGTCGGCAGTAGGAGTCCCCAAAGAAATAACCTTATTAGAATCCATGTTCAGTTCTGTTGCCATTTGATTCTCTCCCCAATTATAAACAGTGGCTGCTGATATATCAGAAAGTAGTCTTGAATCTACATCAATACTTGCTAAGCTATTAGTGTCATTTATAGATGGTAGTTCTATGCTATTACTTGTGGTGTTTCCAGCGTCTGTTACTGTTTGTAATGTTGGTGTTGAGATAGCATTTATTGCATCATCAACATATTTTTTATTAACTAAGTCTTTATTTCCGGTAGGGGTATTTCTTTTAATGCTTTTTTGATGGTCTCCAGAG